CGCGGCGTCCGGCGGGGCGTCCGCGTCTTTGACGAGTTTCCTCGCCGCTTCTTCCACCGTGAGCGTCATCGGGTAACCTCCAGGGCTATCAAGACGAGGAGCTCGAGCGCGACGATCGCGATCCACATCCGAGTCCGCGTCGCGGACTCCTCCAGTTTAATGAACCGCGCAAAAACGGTCAGTCTCAAAGACTCGTCATTGACTGGCGTCCTCCCGAGGGGATCGTTGTCTTTGCTCATGGCGCCGCCCTCAGTTTGACCTTGTACGTCGGCTGCTTCGTCGCGCGGGCGTGCCGGGTCACTTCCTCGACGTATCCGTCCGGGTCGGCGACGATCTCGTCGATCGCCCACCCGGGGTGCGGCGGCACCTCGACGGACGTCGCGATCGCGTCCGCGAGGAGCGAGAACGCGACCCAGTCGACGGGGAGCCCGACGAGGATGTCCGACGACCGGAGCGACAGCGTGAGCGTGAGTCCGCCCCCGGCGATCGTCCCCTGCACGGCGAACGGGCACGGGATCATCTTCTTCGGTCGCGCCTCGAGCCCGTCGCAGCTCGCGTCCCACGTCACCATGAGCGCCTGCCTGTTCGACGGGTCGCGCCTGAGCGTCGTGACGAGTTGGGCGAGCTGATCCCTGTGGAACGCGCGCCGCCACCGGTGCCCGTAGTGCGCCTCGACGTACGCGTCGCCCGTGGAGTCCGTCTCCGTGAACGCGTCCCATATCATGGTCTTCGTCTTCAGCCACCGCGTCGAGCGGTCCCCCGCGAGCACCCACGCGACCTCGGCGGCCGCGATCCTCGGCTTGACCGCGCGGAGGCCGGGGAGCGGCACCCGGCCGCAGTCGAGGGGGACGCGGATCACGTGACCGACGAGCGAGCGCACCGGCTCGTCGGTCCTCGCGTTGTGTTGATCCGCGCCTCGCTCGATCACGTCGGCCAGCACGCGGCGGTAGGGGTTTCGGCGGGCTGTGAACCCGTGCTCAGACGCGCTCAAATAGTCCTCCCTTCAGCGAGCGTCTCGATCACGGACAAAGCCCTGTCGAGCCGTCTCTCTGACCGTTCGAGGTTCAAGCGCGCGTTGCTCAACTCTCTCAAGAGTGACACGCAACGCGACCGGTGTTCGACTTTCGTCGCTGTTCGGAGCGAGGCGTCCGGCACCACTTCGCCGGCGACGAGTTTGAGTTCACTCAGTTGCGTGAGCGCCGTGTCGAGCCGTTCTCGCAACACGGCTTTTGTTTCTCTCACGTCGTCCTCCCTTTGACGATGAATTCCCAGAGGTAGCTGAGGTAGTTGATCCCGTCGACGACCGTGTCGACGAACGACTCGTTGAGCGGGTAGCCGCCGCGCGCCGACAGTTCGCCCGCTTCCGCCGCCTTGCGCGTGAGGGCGACGAGCCGGAGTGACTTCTTGTTGATCTCCGTGACGAACGACTCCACGCCGAACGGGTAGTAGAGCATCTTGTCGATCCCGCCCGCTTGATAGTCGTCGGACTTCTTCGCGCGGAGGCGGGCGGCCTCCGCGAACGCCGGGGAGACGTGACCGAGCCACGTGAGGTCGGGCGGCTCCCATCCCGGCGGCTTCGACACGAGCTTCGTCGCCTCCGAGTCACGCACCTTCGCCATGTTCGCCCGCTGCACGTCGGCCCAAGCCGCGCCGACGTGGACGCCCATCTCGACGAGTCGGCCGAGCGCGAAGTACGCGTGGTCGAGGAGCGCGTCGGCTTCCTCTTCGAGCGTCGAGGCTTGCGCGAACTCGGTCGCTTCTTCCTCGAGCATTTTGATCGTCCACGACTTGCGCGCCGGCTGAAGACGCGTCGGGACGTCCGGCACCGGGAGACGGACCAGGTTCCCCCAGAACTCGGCCGTGTCGTCGATCATCGATTTGACGTTGAACGGCGGCTTGGCGCTTCGGGCGTTGATCGCCCGCGCGACGCGTGCGTCGAGGGTCTGCGCGCGGGGACCGATCGTACGTGCGGACGGCGTCGCGTGTTGCAAGGGCGTCCAGTCCATCTTGATATCGTCGAGGCTCACGCCCTTCGGGACTTGCGCGAGGAACCGCGCGACCTCGCCGGCGTCGAAGTCTTGAGTCTCGTCGGTGATTTCCCCCTCGTCGACGCAAACCGTCCCGCTCACATGGACACTCGTGAGCGGAGCGGCGATCGTCGACGCGAACAATACCGCGTCTCTTCTCTTGTCGCTCAAGTTTCGACCCCTTTCGCCGGGGCATCGTCGACGATGCCCCGTGTTTTGAGGATTGTCATCAACTCCGACCACGTGAGGGTCGTCCCCGTGTTCTCGAGGATGACTCCCTGGGACGGCTATGTCGTCGAGCGCCAGGTCCGCCGGCACTCGGGAGAGGAGCCGCGCGAGTTCGAAGGCGTCGAACGTCCGATCGTCGACTCCGTCCCGGACGAGCCGGACGAGCCGGACGAGTTTGAAGTCGCCGGCGGTCTCCCCCCTCGTCAACATCATGATGTACGGCTTCAAGTCTTCGCTCCCTTCCGCGCGTACCGCCACCAGCGGGCGGCCGCGCCGTTGATCCTCCACTTCGGCGGGAACCACGGGGCGACGTCCAGCGGCCGCGCCCGTTCGGGCTTGTACGTGAACTTGGGTCTCTTCTGGGCGTTGAGGCTGACCGGCTTCCCCTTGTTCCGCGCGAGCGCGGCCGCCGACTTGAGGAACCTCGGCTTGACGAAGTTGCACTCCGGGCAGACGACGCGGGTGTATTTGTCGTTCTCGCAGAGGGCGTGCTCGAGGTCGACGAGCGTCATCGCCCTGCCGAACAAGGTCGGCGGCGTGAGCCCGAGGCGGCGACACTCCGGCTCGCGCGCGTCGCGCACGGCGCGGAAGAGGTCGGCAACCGCGACCCGCTTGAGCACGTCGCGGTTGCCGACGAAGAGTTTGAGCATCCCGTTGAGCGCGCCGGGACCGAGGCGGTCGAAGTCGTCCTCGGCCCACCCTCGTGAGGACGGGAGGTAGGACGCGCTCACGGCCATCTGGTACGAGAGGAACGGGCCGACGGTCGGGACGGACGCATATACGGCGGCGGCCTCCTCGATCGACCGGCACTTGAGGAGACGGTCGAACACCCGTTCGCGGATCATCCACTGGATGATCCGCGCGTGGCCGAGGTGCTTGACTTGCGTCCCGAGCGCCCCGGTCGGGGGGATGAAGTACGCCGTCGTGTAGATGGACATGTAACCCCGAAGCTTCGCGAGGAACCGTCCGAAACGCACCCGGTCGTACGTGTCGACGCGAGGGTTCTCTTCGTACGGGTCGAGGTCGTCCGTCCCACCCGTGATCGCGCGCCACGTGTCGATCTTGTTGAACGGCTGGAACATCGCGAGGCGGAAGAGGTCGTCCTTCGCGTCGATCGCCTCGTGACCCACGCGGGTCACGCGACGGTCCCTCGGGTACGCGACCTCGCGGATGAGGTACTGCGTCGTCCGGTCGAGCGCCCGGAAGACGTTGGTGAACCGATACCCAGCGACGACCGGGTCGTCCGTCCACGGGTGAGGGAGCCCGGCCATCCTCCGCTCCGCCGCCTCGTGACGCCGCGAGCAAAACGTCCAGAGCGCGTCCCACGCGGCCGTCGTCTCGAGTCGCTCGCCGAGCACCTTCAACACGTAAGGTCTGTATCGCTTCTTCAAGTCTCCTCCCTCCTCCCGCGTCCATTAGTGATGGCTGACGCGAGTGACGAGTCCGACATCCATGACCGCGCCGTCTTGGCCAGCCTCGTTGCTCATACGATTGAGCTCCGATATGACGATAGTCACAAGCGCGTCGGTCCGTTTCTGTTCGACGAGGTACATCCACTCGGACAATCGTTCGTTAAGCTCATCGAGATACTCAAAGGTGATCCTGGTCGGATCGAGCGACGCGGTCATCGCCTCTTGGACAAACACGCGAGCGTCCTCTCTCGTGTACTTCCCGTTTGACAAGTCAAACCCCCTTTTTGAACGACCAACCCGCATGCGGTCCGGCGTCGTGAGCGGCCCACGTGTCGAACCGCTGTCCTGGCTTCGGACGCGCGTCCCCGATGACGAACGATCCGGGGATCAACACCTCGACCACCTCGAAGACGACGCGCGTCCCAGCGGCGTCGTGGGTCGTCTCCAAGACCTTGACACGGGACACGCCCCCGTCCTCGTGATACGTCCCGACGTCGCCCGTCGCGATCTCCGATATTGTCATGAACAACCCTCCTCCCCCCGGTCGGGGTTTCCTTCCCGGACCGTTAATATCTGTGGTTACACCCACCTCCGTAAACATAGAAACTAACTGATCCGCCACTATTCTCTTTGATGGGCATCGGGTGGGAAAAGGACCCGACACCCGTAAAACCATGGGGGACATGGCTTGGTGTTCAAAGCAAAAGCGTCCGACGCCCATAAGGTGACACACGCAACCCGTTGCGCGGCCTTCAGTTGCGGGGAGAGGTGTCGGACGAACACCTATATGGGGAATTTTTCCGAACGCGAACGAGAATGTTTTTGCGGCCCGATATGCCGATACCTGACACTCGACCACGGTATAAGCGGTTCAGTGAGAATAACTACCTCCCCTGTATCCCGTTCCGCCGCATATAGGGAGGGGAGACCTGGAGGACGGATCGAGATGCCGCAGAAAACAAAACTTACGGTCGCTTTGAAAGGCGCTTTCCTCAAAGAGTTAGCCGAGAACGGCGGGATCGTGACCCACGCCGTCGAGACCATGAACATTTCCCGCATGGCGCTTTACACGGAGCGGGGGAAGGACGAGGAGTTCAAAGCACTTTGGGAACGGTGTGTCGACATCGGGTTCGATCTCTTGGTGGACGAGGCGAAAGTCCGAGCGTACGAGGGGACCAAGGAGGAACTTCATTACAAAGGTGAACTCACTGGCGACACGATCAGGAAGAAGAGCGATTATCTGATGGGCTTGATGCTCAAGGCGCACCGCCGTCGGTTCCGTGACCGACTCGCCGTTGAGGATGAGTCCAATGCCGCTGGCACGGTGGCCATCGTGCTCCCGGACAACGGTCGCGGCGACGGTCCCCCCGCGACGCCGGCCAAGGACCTCGACAAGTGACGACCGCTCTCTCATACGGCGAAATCTCCTTGCTCGTCGAGTCGTTGCGCCTGGAGAGAGCGCACGCTGCCGACGACGTCGTCCACCGGCCTGAGCGGATCATGATGCAAACGGGACCGCAGATCGTCGCGGCGTCGTCCTCAGCGGACTTCGTCCTCGGCGGCGGAGCGGCCGGCGGCGGCAAGACCTATCAAGTGCTCGCCGAGGCGTGCCGTCACGCGGGGAACCCGGACTTCGGTGTCGTCGGCTTCCGGCGCACGTATCCGCAGATCATCAATGAGGGCGGGATGTGGGACACGGCCTCGAAGATATACCGTCGCGTCGGGGCGGTCGGCACCCGGTCCTCGCTCGAGTGGCGGTTCCCGTCCGGCGCCCGCGTCCGGTTCGCCCACATGCAACACGAGGACGATCGTTATCAGTGGGACGGCGCACAAGTCCCACTGTTCATATTCGATCAGCTCGAGCACTTCACCCGGAAGCAGTTCTTTTACATGCTCGCGAGGAACCGGTCGACGTGCGGCGTCCGGCCGTACATCCGGGCGACGTGCAATCCCGACCCCGATCACTGGCTCCGCAAGTTCATCGACTGGTGGATCGACCCGGACACGGGGTACGCGATCCACGAGCGGTCCGGCGTCGTGCGGTGGTTCCTGCACCTCGACGACGAGTTCCACTGGGCCGCGACCGCCGAGGAGTTGTCCGAGCGGTTCGACGGCGAGACGCCGCTCTCGTTCACGTTTGTCCCGAGTCGGGTGTACGACAACAAGATCATGTTGGCCGATGACCCTGGATACGAGGCCAAACTCCGGTCCCTGTCATACATCGACCGGATGCGGCTGCTCGAGGGGAACTGGAACATCCGCGAGACCGCCGGGAACTTCTTCCGAAAGGAGTGGTTCCCCGTCGTCGGCGCCGCGCCCGCCCTCGTCGACGCCGTGCGGTACTGGGACATGGCAGCGACGCCGGCGGAGCAGACGACCGTGAAGCGTTCGTGGACTGCCGGCGTCAAAATGGGCGTCGACGCGAACGGTCTCTTCTGGGTCACCGACGTCAGACGGTTCCAAGGTTCGCCGCTCGAGGTGGAGACCGCCGTCAAGAACACGGCGTCGGCCGACGGGTACAATGTCCGCATCGGGATCGAACAGGACCCGGCGCAAGCGGGGAAAGCCGAGGCGCAAAGGTACGCGCGGATGCTCGCCGGGTACGAGGTGCAGATCAACAACGTTCGCGAGGACAAAGGGAAACGGGCGAAGCCGCTGTCCGCCCAGGTGGAGGCGGGGAACGTCAAGGTGGTCAACGAGTCCTGGACGGACGACTACCTCAAGGAGCTCGAGAACTTCGACGGGTCGGACAAGTGCGTCGCGGATCAGACTGACGCGTCGTCCGGCGCGTTTTACGTTTTGACGAGGTGTCAGGTCGCTGGCACGTGGTGATGACCGCAGGCGAGAGAGAACGGAGACACGCAATTGGCTGACTTCAACGGAGTACACGTGATCCAGATCGTCGCGTCGCTCGTCGCGACTGGCGTCGGCGCCGGGATTGTCTACGGCGTCTTCCGACAAAGGGTGGTCTCGCTCGAGCGACGTTGTCGGAACATGAAGACCACCCTCGACCAGGTGACCGGGGCGAACGATATAGGCGAACCGACGCCGTTCATCTTGCGACGCGAATGTGACGAACGTATCCAGGAGACCGTCGCCGAGTCGAAGGACCAGAAGAGCCGTCTGATGCGGGTCGAGAAGTTCGTGAGGTGGTATCTCGCCACGAAGGAGAGACTCAGTCTCGCGGAGACCGAGGCGATATTGAACGGAGAGTGACATGACGCAAGGGAACGGGGACGAAAAGAAAAGCGGACGCGGCGACGCGACGGTGACCGACCGTGGCGCGGTGCGTGAGATGTTCGCGGGGTTCGACGGAGACGACCCGCAGCTCGTGGCGATGGCCGCCTCCGCCGTGCTCGCCAACGCGGCCGCCTCGACTCGTGCGGCCATCGGCGCGCGTCTCGGGGGCGGCGGGTCCTATGGCGGCGACCGGGACATATACGAGGCGCTCGGGTACAAGAAGGAGCCCGACTACCGGGACTATCTCACCATGTATCGTCGGCACGAGGTCGCTCGGGCGGTCGTCAACAAGCCGGTGACCGCGTCGTGGAGGAGACCCCCGGAGATCGTTGAGATTCAAAACGCGGGCCGGAAAAAAGAGGAGACCCAGTTCGAGCGGGCGTGGAAGGACCTCGCCACGAAGTTGAAGTTGTGGCACTACTTCGAGCGCGTCGACCGGCTCTCCCGGATCGGCGAACACGCCGTGTTGCTCGTCGGGTATGACGACGGCGCGAGGCTCGAGGAGCCGGTCGAAAGCGCGAAAAAAGTGTTGTTCGTCCAAGCCTACGGCGAGGGGACGTCGAAGGTCGTCGTCACGTCAGAGGACCCGAAGGACCCCCGGTTTGGCCGTCCGACGTTTTACAGTCTGGACGTGCGTGGCGTGACCGGGACGAAAAGGGTCCATCACTCCCGGATCATCCACGTGTCGGGCGACAACCTCGAGAACGACGTCGCCGGGACGCCGGCGCTCGAGTCTGTGTTCAACCGACTCATTGACATCGAGCGGGTCGCCGGTGCGTCCGGGGAGATGTACTGGCGCGGCGCGTTTGTGGGTTTTGGTCTCAAGGTCGACAAGGACGCGAACGTCGGCGCCCAGACGCTCACGCAACTCAAAGACGAGATGGAGCTCTTCATCCACGGTCTTCAACGGTACATCAGACTGCGGGGCGTGTCGATCGAACAGCTCGCGCCGCAGGTGTATGACCCGAGCAAGCACATCGACGCGTTCGTCAGACTCATCGCGCTCGGCGCGGAGATACCCAAGAGGATACTCGAGGGGTCGGAACGCGGAGAGCTCTCGTCCGCACAGGACGAACGCGCGTGGAACGACACCGTCGAGAGTCGACAAAAGAGACATTGCGAGGACAAGATAATCCGGCCGTTCGTTGACGGGGCCGTGATCGTCGGCGCTCTCCCACCGACGGGTGACGAAGGATACATCTGCCCCTGGCCCGGGCTCCTCGAGAAGAGTGAGAAGGACACGGCCGAGGTCGGCGCGATCCGGTCGAAGTCACTCCGCGACTACGTCGACGCGGACGGGGCCGACACGATCGTCCCACCGAAGGAGTTTTTGACTGAGGTGTGGGGTCTCTCAGACGAAAAGGCGGAGTTGATTATCGCTGCGGTTGATGACCAGAGTCGCGAGGCGAACGGAGGGGAAGACGATGACGACGTATGACCCGGATGGGCCGGAGAAGAAGTTGATGGATCAACGAGCGAGTGAAACGAGGGACGTCTTGTCAGGGTACACGCGCAGAGAACTGTTGTTCAGACGCACGTTACTCGTCCAGATAATCAGTGACTCGCTTAATGATCCGAGGGTCGCGGAGCCCGAGAGTCAACTCGTGTTGATCGACGCGGAACTCGACCGGCGGCCGGACGAAGGGACTCGGGAACGAGCGCCGACGGAGGGCGCGCCGCCGCCGGTCGTCGTGTCACTCAAGCCGGCGCGCATGGCGGCGAGGAAGGTCAGTCTCGCCGACGAGACAGATGTCGGCG